ACCCTAACAGTTCAATGGCTTCGCCTGTGATTTGCGAGTACACAACAGCTGCAAACCCCTTGGCGGCTTACCCCGTAATTAAACAGGCTGGTTTGCTGTTGTTGACTCACCTCTACAACAATCGTAGCGACACAACAGGCCCAATCCAGCACAACATCCCTTGGGGTGTTCAATGCTTGCTGCGCCCTTACAAACCATTGGTGATGTAAATGGCAATTGCACGTTTCGAGAACATTGCAATCAACAACCTCACTTTCTCAAAGAGTGATTTTGGTGAAGGCGCAACGGTTCAGACCAAATGGTTTGATACTCGCGCCCGTGTGTCTGATGTTGCGAACAGCTTAAAGATTGCTGACAAATATCGTCTGTACCAAGAGCTGACTCAGTTCACTCTGAACTACACGCCAAACATGAAACAAATCGTGGATGGACAAGACCAATACTCAATCACTTGGCGCGGCCAAGATTGGCGTATTACGGATGTGCGCGAGGCAAACGACCGCATGACTGTGATGTTCTTGTGCTACCGCAATGACCCTGTGACCGCAGTATGACGACTCAGCTCAATCCAGTTCTGTACGGCAAGGCAATCCAATACCAATTGGCAAACATTGTCACGCCCGTTCCTGTGTACGCTTCGTTTAACCGCAACTTTGCGAAACAACCGAAGTTCATCACATGGCAGTTGCGTAATGTTCACCAACCTGTTTACACGGGCCAAACGAAAAGCAACAAGGGCATTGACCGCCCTGTTTTTCAAATCTCCATCTTCACTCAGAACATTGAAGATGGTTTCACTATTTCCAATCAGGTACTACAATCCCTACACGGTTATAGTGGTCAATTTGGTAGTCCGACCGATGGGTTCTTCATTGCGAAGGCCGATGTGGTTTGGCTATACAACAGCTATGACAACGAGCAGAATATGGCGCAAGTCTTTTTAGATTGCACCATCGACGTTCCAGCATAAGACAGTTACATCAACTCTTTTCAAAGGAAATCAAAATGGCTCTCATCAATAAAGTCTTACCCGGTTACGTTGCAACCCTCTGGTGTCAAACTGGCGAAACTCCAACCCCTCTGACTGACGCTCAACTGTCCACATGGACTGGTCAAGTTGCTGACATCATCGGCACTACTGCTGGTGGTACTGGTACTGACGGCATTCAAATTCCAGTGGAAGCTGTGCCTGCATTCGGTGCTGACGATGCTGTTGCTGCTTACTCTGTGGCTGGCGCTCGTACTGGTGCAAAAATCACCACTCAAAACCAAGTGACATCTTTGGCTGTTACCGCTGCATGGAACCCTGCTGACACTGCTCAGTTGTTGATTCGTGAAGACGGCTACAACGGCACAATCGTTCGTACCTATGTTGTTGCTGTGTATGACGGCACTGACACTGTTGCTTACGCTTTCAACGGCATGATTGGTGGTATGTCTTGGGATATGTCTCCATCTGCCGAAGGCAAGTTCAACTTCACAATCCACCCTGTTGGCGGCAACAGCTACGGTTGGTCTAACAACGTTTAAAAATACATCACATGACAGTTACAGTAAAAGACAATAGTGACCTCCTGAACTTTCTAGTAACCCAAGCCGATTCTCGTAAGGATTGGTTTGGGTTTACTCAGCAACGTCTGACGGCGGTTGCTTTGGCGCACGACATTGCTCGTAATCACGCCGACAAACTAACTCCAGCTCAAGCTGTGCAATACGCACTCAGTTTGAATGAGGAGATTTACCACAAGATTATCAAAACCACACGATAGGACTCGAAATGAGCAAACTCGCCTCTGCCTTTGGCAAGAAGTATGAAAGCGCAGTCGCGCAAATCCGAACAAAGACTTTCAGCATTGGCGGTCACGAATTTAAGGTTCGTGTGCCATTGACTGCTGAAATGAGCGCCCTCCAAGAGCGCATTGCAAAGGTCGATGAAGACAAGTTGCAAGCCAAGTTTGAGGACATGACAAAAGAGCTTCGTAATGCGCCCCCTGCTGGCGTTGAAGTGACTGAAAACGATGTCATCATTGAAGGTAAATCCACCCGTGAATTAGCGAATGCTGTTCTAATGATGGAAAACCGAGTGGTTGAGTACATCCGATTGCTAATTCCTGTGAACGGAACCTTGGACGACATCACCTACGCTGAGATTGAGGAAGAATGGCCTCTGTCGGTGCAGATGGAAATTGTTGAGAAGGTGAGCGAGGCGATTCAGCCGGGCTACAAGGACACTCGAAAAAACTCCTAAGGGATAACCGTCAGCAAGCCAGAGCCTATGTCTGGGCGCATGGTGGTTGTCCCGACAACATACCATCGAATGAGATGCAGAACATTGAGATTATGTTCAGTGACGGAATCATAGGGAACAAGGCCATTTTGTTGGCCTTGAGTACCTTGACCACTGGCAACCTCAATGCGAAGCTAAAACAGGGTGTTCCGCCTTTCACGATGAATCATGTGCTGCCATCAACGCATGAGTACATCATTCCTCCATTGAGTGAGGAGGAGCAGCAAGAACAAGCCAACAATGCTCTAAAAGCGTTTATGGCTTCCGCTCCGAAGGCTCCACCTAAAGTTACAGGGGCAGTGCAATGACACAAATCTTCAAGGCAGAGGGATTCGAGGAGCTTGAACAACAGCTCCTAGAACTTGCAGAGGGGTTCCGTGGCGATTTGGTGATGCGAAATACCGTCACCAAGGCCATAAATGCCGCCTTGCAGCCTGTCTTAGCCGATGTCATTTCCAGAGCGCCATACGATGAAGAAAACAAAGGCCCAATCCATTTGAGAGATACAGCCAGACTTCACGCCAGAATCCCTACGGCTGGCGATAGGAAGTCTGAGTATGTGTCTGAAACCGATGCCGTGATTGGCGTTGTTTCGGTCAAAAAGAGCGCCGTTTCCCTCTCTCAAGAGTTTGGCAACGCCAGAACCGCAGCTCAACCTTTCTTGCGTATTTCGTTAGAAAGTAACCGCGACAATATCATCAACACATTAAAATCGGAGCTGGCTGTGAGCATCCCTGCTTACGCGAAAAAGTTAGCCAAACGGAAGATTTGATATGGCATCACAAAACATTGCTCGACTTGGTATTGTCCTTGGCTTGGACTCTGGTGAACTCGTCACCAAGATTACCGAAGCTCAACAGAAATTCAGCAAGTTCAAGTCTCAAATCAAGCGTGACAGTGAAGATGCCGCCAAAGAGATTGTTCGCCTTGAGATGGCGACCAAGAACTACGGCAAGACCCTTACCGAAGTTGAGAAGGTTGAGCAACAGGTTCGCCTTGGTAAGTACAAGAATCTTCCAGATGTCTTGATTGACAATCTGAAAAAGCAAGCCGCAGCCTACGATAAGGTTGCCGCATCCGCCAAAGCCGCAGAGGTCGCAAAGCTAGGCAAAGGCGGCATGACGGCTCAACAACAGGCCGCGCTTGGTTATCAAACCACTGACATTATTACCAGCTTGGCTGGCGGTCAAAACCCGTTCATGGTTATGCTGCAACAAGGCGGTCAATTGCGCGACCAATTTGGTGGTTTCAAGCCGTTGTTCGCTGGCATCACCGCTGCAATCACGCCAATGATGGTTGGATTGACAGCCGCCGCCGCTGCTGTTGGCGTATTTTCTGCCGCCATCTATCAAGGTCGCAGCGAAAGCGAGAAGTTCCATAACACCATGATTTTGACTGGCAAATTTGCTGGCATCACGGAAGGTCAATTCAATTCTTTGTCTATGGCTATCAAGCGCGACTTTGGTGGGACGATTGGTTCTGCGCGTGAAACATTGGATATGTTGGTTGCGTCTGGCAAGTTCACATCCGAGTCTCTTTACTCTGTTGGCGCGGCCATCACAAAGGTTGCAAGTCTGTCTGGAGAGTCTGCTGATGACGTTGCAAAGAATCTGATTCCAGCATTGGACGGCTCCGCCTCATCTGCTGCAAACCTGAACAAGCAATATCACTTTTTGACATTTGCCCAATACAAGCAAATTGAAATGTTGAATGAGCAAGGCAAGGCGCAAGAGGCAATCAAGTTGACCGCAGATTTGCTTACTGAGAGTTTGACAAAGCAAGAGAAGCGCGTTGGCTATCTTGGTCGTGCTTGGGCATTTCTCAAAGACCAAGTAAGTGGCTTTTGGGAATGGATGAAAAGCATTGGGCGCGATGAAACGCCTATGGAAAAGATGCTCAAGTCTGCCGAGAAGTATGCAGAGCTTGCAAAGAATCCAAAGTGGGCGAACACAGAGGTCGCAAAGAAGGCTTTGGCTGAGTACGAGCAATACGCCAAGATGGTTGGTGAGGAAGCCAAAAAGGTAGAAGATGAGGCCGTCATCAAAGCGAAAGAAGCCGAGCGCATCAAACTTGAAGAACGTATTGGCGGCAATCGTAAGTATCGTGAAATCCAAAAGCAGATTGATGACGCAGCCGCAGAAGCTCAATATCAACGCGAGGCTTATGGCATTCAAAAGGTTGACCAGCTTAAAAAACAAGCAGCCTACGATATTGCCAAGGCGCTCAATGAACAAAATCGCCTAATTCAAGATGAGGGCGGGGCAACACGCATTCAGCGCATGAAGCTGTTTACTGAGCAAGAGAAGGCAATTCTTGAAAAACTTGAGCGCGACAAAGAAGACATTTACAAAGAATCTCGCAAAAGATTTGAAGACTTGGCTAAGACTGAGGAAGACTCAATCAACAAAGAGCGTGAGCGTCTTCAAGTCTACAAAGAAAATATCATGGCAAGTCAACAAGACTTGGACATCGCTTTGTCACGCCTAAAAACTCAACAGGATTTGGTGACTCTCAATAAGCAAGAGAATATGAAAGACGCAGACCGAGAAGTTGCGGCTGCTCGTATTCAGAACCTCGATAAACAGCGTGAAGCAGTCATCATGCAGCGCGAAGAATTGAAGCGTCTGCAAGACATGAACCAATCCGTGTTCAACAACATGGGTAGCGCCATTGATAACTTCGTTCGCACTGGCAAGCTGTCGTTCAAAGACCTGACTCGCAGCATCATTCAAGACCTAATTTCGATTGCAATGAGAGCGCAGATGATGGCGATGTTTAAGGGTTTTACGTTCTTTGGCCCTCCAACTGGCGGCAATGTGACAACGGGCGCTCCTTTAAATCCGTCTTTTTCTGCTGCTCCAGCATTTGCGGCAAACGGCGCTTATGCTGATGCTGGACAGCCTTTCTACGTTGGTGAACAAGGGCCAGAACTGTTTGTGCCTCAAGGCGCAGGCACAATCATGCCAAACAAGATGATTGGAGCCATGACAAACAATCAGCCTCAAGTCGTCTACAACGGGCCATACATTGCCAACATGAGCGCAATTGACACTCAATCAAGCCTCCAATTCTTGAGCAAGAATAAACAAGCTGTATGGGCTGCAAACCAATCTGCACAGCGTTCACTACCAGCGAGTCGATAAATGAGCTTACAAAACATCCTTGCAATCTGTGAATCTGTTGGAATCAATGACCAACGATTTGTGGGTCAAACCGTCAGTCGCAACCAACGAATCATCACATCGGAGATTCTGACGGTGGTTCCTTTTGCCTTCGACATGAAGCCAATGAACTATCTGTACTACTCTCAAAATCGTGGGGTCTTGAATAGCTTGCGTATAGCTGACAAAGCTCTTGAGCAGTATTTGAACTTTGGAGCGACTGGTTGGTTGAACTATGTGAAGTACCAAGGCCAAATGACTGGCCCACAGATTGCCTCATCTGCTTGGCAAACGGCAAGCGCAAACAAAACATTGGTGCTTGGCGACCTCCCATCAATGACATCAAGTGATTACATTGTTCGTGAAGGCGATTTTTGCCAAGTTGGTCGCTACTCATATATTGCAACCGCCGATGTTCAGCGCGGCTCTGGTTCGACTGTGAATATTCCTGTTCATCGCAACCTGATTGATGCGTTGGTAAGTCCTGTGGCGGCTGTGATTGGAGAGTTTGGCACGACTGTGAGCATGGGTGGTGACACTTACACTGGCATCACGTTTCCTGTCATCTTGCGTGAATATCCAACGTACACTCTGATTCCAATTACCAACGACTCATTCATTCAGTGGAATGGTGGGTTTAAAGCCTTTGAGTCAGTCCTATGAACATCATTGCACCAGTTGACGGCACGAATAACATTCGCTATGCGGATTTCATCCGTATTACAACTCCTGACGACACATATCTGTTCACCACAGCTCCGTCAAACATGACGATTCCAGATATTGATGCTGCTGAGTTCAATGCTGTTGGTGTGCTGATTCGTGTGGGCGAGGCTCAACGTGACATCAAGAGTACAGCCAATGAGACTACGGTAACGTTGACTGGTATTGATACCGCAATGCTTGGATTTGTGCTTGGTCAACAGGTCAAGGGTTCTCAGCTTGAGATGTGGCATGGGTTCTTTGATACAAACGGCGCTCTCATCACCACTGGTGGTGTTGGTGGCTTGTATCAGTTCTTCAATGGATATATCAGCTCATTCTCCATCTCTGAACAGTGGATGGAGGAGGTTCGTATGTACGTTGGCACGATTACTGTCAGCGCCTCCTCAATCCAACTAATTCTGCAAAACCGTATTGCTGGTCGATACACCAACAACAATTCATGGCAGTTCTACAACGCTGGCGATACATCCATGAATCGAGTGAATTTCATCGAAACCATCAACTATCAGTTTGGCAAAGATGCGCCCTACAATTCGTGATGCTTCCCCATTCGACATTCCAGACATTCTGGATATGCTGCGAAGCTATCGCAAATTGACTCCGCTTCCATTTTTGGCCGAGGCTGATGATGCTGAATATGTGACCAAGATGCTCACGGAGCTGATGGCTGGCAAGGGGCTTGTCCTAATTGCTGACAAGGATGGAATCGCTGGAATGCTGATTGCCGTCATTTCGCCAAGTATGTGGTCGCCAAAACACCTTGTAATGACTGAAATGGCCTATTGGGTTGAGCCTGAATGTAGGGGCGGCACGATGGGGTATAGGCTTCTTGCTGAGTACAAGCAAAGAGGTGATGAACTAAAGAAAAATGGTCGCATCGTAAATTATTTCATAAGTAAAATGAACAATAGCCCGAACCTTCAATACCAGAAGTTCGGATTCGAGAAACTAGAAGAATTTTGGGTGGCCTAATATGCCGGGAACAATCATTGCAGCGCAACTCGTAGCTGGCGGTTTTGTTACTGCTGGATTTTGGGCTAGTGCTACGGCATTTGCCATCAACATGGTTGCCTCGTCAATCGTTTCCAAAGCACTTGGGCCTGATGGCCCAAACACAAATGATGCGCAAGGGAACCCGAACCCCGGCAGTCGTGCGCAAGTCCCTCCCGCTGGCGACAACAAACTACCCGTAGTTTATGGCTCCGCCTATGTTGGCGGAATCGTTACCGACCTATCCATCACTCAAAACAATCAAACGCTTTATTACGTCCTGACTCTTGCAGAATGCACGAATACGGAGCAAGGTGGTACACCTGACACATACACATTTGGCGATGTTTATTGGGGTGGCAAAAAAGTAATCTTTAACGCCACAAATCAATACAAAGTAGATTCACTTTTAGATGAGTCTACTGGCTTGTATGACACATCCGTTGCTGGAAAGCTGGAGTTTTACAAGTACAGCAATGGCTCAGACTCTCCTGTTAATTCAACCAAGACCGCAATTGAGGTTATGCAATCTGATGGTTTGGTTTATCAATGGGATGCCAACAAGCTGATGAGCAATTGTGCTTTTGTCATTGTCAAAGTGACATACAGCCAAAAAGCAAACTTAACTGGTTTAAGCCAAACTAAATTCCAACTAACAAACAGCCGAACAAAGCCCGGCGATTGTTTCTTTGACTACCTTACCTCCGCACGTTATGGTGGTGCAATATCTGAAAACAATATTGACACAGACAGCCTTGATGCTTTGAACACCTATTGCGATGGGATGTTCTCGTTTGCAACTGGAGGCGGCGGCTTCGCAAGTCAAACCAGATTCCAATTTGACGGCTCCTTGGACACAACTCAATCAATCATGCAAAACTTGCAACTCATGTCTGCCTGTTGCGATTGCTTGATTAAGTACAACGAGATTACAGGCAAGTGGGGTGTGATTGTTCAAACTCCTACTGTTGTTCCAGTCATGGACATTAACAACAGCAACATGGTGTCAGCCATCACAATCACTCCGATTGATATTGCTTCCAGCTACAACATTGCCGAAGTCAAGTTCCCTGATGGAACTGCCAAAGATTCATTCAATTCTGCTGTTTTTGATTTGGCTCAGATTGAGCCTGCTTTGCTGTACCCAAATGAGCCAGTCAACAAGCAGACAATCAGCTTGCCATTGGTGAACAACGGTGTTCGCGCTCAATATTTGGCAACTCGATTCCTAAAAGCTGCTCGTGAAGACTTGCAAGTTCAAGTTGATATTAACTATGAGGGCTTGCAGCTTGAGGCTGGTGATGTTGTTACTGTGACCAACTCCAATTATGGTTGGACGGCAAAGCAGTTCCGAATCAACAAAGTCACCGAGAAGTTCGGCGATGATGGCTCAATTGTTGCATCGTTGAACTTGATGGAGTTCAATGCTTCGGTTTATGACGATGCTGATGTGACTGAGTTCACTCCAGCGCCAAATACAGGCATTGGCGACCCATTGTTCTTTGGTACGTTGTATGCGCCAACAGTGACAAGTTTGCAGCCAAGCATCACAAATCCTTCGTTTGGCTTGATTGTGACTGCGGCATCGTCTGGCATTGTTCAGTATGCAGAGATTTGGTACTCAGCATTTGAGTTTCCAACGGATGACCAACGAATCTTTGCTGGTACGACTGTGGTGAACCCCGGCGGCAATCCGTTCACACCAGATGCAAGCATGGGAACTGTGACCCTGCAAAACATCCCGAGCGGTGATTGGTACTTTGCTGTTCGCATGGTCAACGCGCTTGGCTCTAGCATCTTCTCTCCATCGTCATCCGTTTTGCGTTGGAGGCCAACTACGTTCCAATACGATGAACGATACTTGACGATTGCTTACGCTGACGACTTGAGTGGCACAAACATTTCAAGCAGTCCAAGAGGCAAGGATTACTATGGTTTGAAGAACGCTTCAACCTATGGCTACGACTCCAATCCTGCAAATTACACTTGGTATTTGTCTCAGCCTGTATTTGGCACAAACGTATATCTGCTGTACTCAAACCGCACAGGTCGCAAGTTCAGTTTTGCCTCTGGCTTTGCTGGATATGCCGCTGGTACGGCTCAGTTTGTGCCTACGGCAACTGGAACATACGACCCATCTGTTTGGCAAGCCCTAGAAGACGGCGTGAACTACATCGACCTCGATGTTCGCACTGGTCAATTGATTGAAACTGGTACAACAAACATTGGCGCTGGTGAAATTGCCATTACCAACAACGCCGATGGCAAAGTAGTCGCATCACTTGCTCAACTGCTTGATTTTGGTGCTGGCGTTCAAACGCTGACAGGTTCGGCATCCACTGTAACGATTGACATTTATGGTCGCGTCCTTGGCTTCTCCACGCCAGACGGTTTCTATTACACACGCTATGGCGTTTTTGCAACCGCTGGTCAAACCGTGTTCACGCCCACTGCAAGACAAGCCAATTACATTGTCGGCATGGATTTGGTCTTCCGTAACGGTGTCTTGCTTGACCAGTCAGAGTACACAGAAAACAGCACAACCGTCACGCTTGGAACTGGCGCGGCTGTTGGTGACCAAATTGTGATTATTTCTATGAGAGCAATATCTCAGGGTATTTCGTATGTGAGCCAATACATTGCTGTTGCTTCTATTGTTGGCGCTGTGGTTACATACAACACCGCACTTCCATATCAAGACATTGTGGCTGGTGATATTCACACATTCACAACCTCTGGAACACCTACTCAGTACACGGTTTCCGCTTGGAATCCAGCAACAAGTCAAATCACATATACGGCATCTGTTACTGGTGTAACGGCTGGCGCTACGATTTACCAATATCGTTCTTCTGGAATGAGTTATCGCCCATTCAGCCGCTTCACCGCAACGCTGACAAGCGTAAGCAGTTACACGCCTACGACTTGGGCTTTGCATAGCGGCTACGAAAAAGTTTACTTGAACGGCACATCCGTAAACGACCAAGATTACGACATTTCTAGCGGCTCGTTAAACAACTTCCCCGCTACGGCAAGTGGCTTGCTGACTGTTATTCAGTTCAACGACAATAATCAAACCACTCCAATTGGCAACCAAACAAGCGTAGCAACCAATACTATTGCTGGTACGTCAATCTACAACTACAATTTCGACGCAAACGCTTTTGAGTTGTATAACAACGGCGCACTTCAAGTGTTGACCGATGACTACACTTTGGGTTCAACTTCGTACACGCTGACAACAACGCCGACAACGACTTTGAACATCTTGCAACAAACAACATACTCACGGAACGGAGCCGCTTAAATGACGCAAGCCTTCAATTTGGCGCTACTTGCCAACAACGTAAACAGTTCAGGTCAACTTAACGCAGATGCTGGTCTTTACAACACCGTCAACATTGCCAACGGCGGCACAAACCTTTCCGCTACGCCTACCGATGGTCAGTTACTGATTGGCAACGGCACTGGATATACGCTCTCAACATTGACTGCAAGCACTGGCATCGGCATTACCAATGCGGCTGGCTCAATCACGATTACAAACACAAACCCCAACGCCGTAGTTGACATTCAGACTTTTAACTCTGGTGGCACTTGGAATAAGCCTACTACTGGTCAGACAATGGTAAAAATCCAAGTTTGGGCTGGCGGCGGTGGCGGCTCAAGAGACCCTAACGTTGGTGGTGCTGGTGGTGGCGGTGGTGGCGCGTATAACGAAATCACTGTACCACTTTCTTATATGGGAGCCACCGCAACGGTGACTGTCGGGGCTGCGGGTGCTGGACGTACAGGCTCTACTGGTCAAGGGACTGCTGGAGGAAATTCTTCCGTAGCGATTGCGTCATATCCCGGCAGTTCAAGAACAATCATTGCCTATGGCGGCGGTGGCGGTGGAGTTTACCCATACTACGCTGGCGGCGGTGGTGGCCTTACTAGCGCTGGCACTGGCGGAACATCTGGGGCTGGCGGCGCTGGATACGGAGGCTCTGGGTTTACAAACGGCGGCAATGGCGGTCAGTACGTTAACTGCACTGTAAGAAATGCTGATAGTTCTGCCTATGGAGGTGGCGGTGGTGGTGGTGGAACAGCGGCTCCGGGTCGCGCAGGTAATTCAATGTATGGCGGAGGCGGCGGCAGCAATCCAACCGCAGGTGCGGGAACATCTCTTTTTGGTGGCAACGGTGGCGCAAACGCTGTTGGAACAACTCCTGCTGGTGGCGGCGGTTGTTCTTATACACAAAACGTAAACGGTTCAAACGGTGGCGCTGGTCGCGTTGTTATTACATCTTGGTAAGCGAGGAAAACATGACACCAAAAGTTTTTGGCTTAGTAAACCCACAAGGCGTAATTGAAAACGCTTTTTATTGGAATCAAGACCCTTCTGATTATCCTGTTGATGTTGGTTACTCAATTGTTCGCATTGACGAAGTGGAGAATTGCGGTATTGGTTGGACATATATCAATGGTGAATTTGCGGAGCCTGTTGAGGTGGTTGACACAAGCACTTTTCAACCAATTAGCCAAGGTTCTCAAGACCTATGATGCAAATAATCTCACCTGTCCATCAAGTAACTTATGACGGGGCCACTTTGAATGTTTATCATGCAAACAAGGGGCAGGGATTGCCGCGACACCAACATACCTTTGCTCATTTGACAATGTGCCACGCTGGTTCATGTGTCATTCGCAAAGAAGGTATTGCAAAAGTTGTCACAAAAGACACTCAACCTGTAAATTTACGCGCAAACGAATGGCACGAAATTGAGGCTTTGGAAGATAATACGGTTTTCGTAAATGTCTTTGCCGAGGGGAAATACTGATGGCTGTTCCATACGCTAGAGATAGGTCAATCTTTCGTTCATCCTACAACTCAAACGTAGGAACAACGGAGGCTACGATTTGGCCCAAGAACACGGCGTATGTTTTTCCCCTGTCGGCTGGCCGCATGATGCTTTACAGCTCATCCGCGCTTGACACAACTCAACTTGTCTTGATTGATGGTCTTGATGCAAACTATGTTGAGATTTCAGAGGTTTTAATGCTCAACGGTCAAACAGGCCGTGAAACATCCCTCCAGTATTTGCGCATCAACACAATGACTGTGCTTACCGACAGTCCTCAAGGTAATATTTCATTGGGTACGGGTTTGGCAGTTCTTGGCGTCCCTACCAACACCTATGGCTACATTCACGCAGGCGATAACATAAGCAATGCGGCTGTCTACACTGTTCCCGCTGGTTACACGCTTCGCCTTTCCTCTGGTTCAATTTCCGCTGGCGGCTCGACTGGTTCGCAAGTTGTTACGGCAAAGTTCCGCAGTCGAATAAATGGCGTGACATACCTCACAGCCAACATTTCGATTGCAAACAACTACCAGTTTTTTCCATACAATCCCCTCTTAGACCTTCCTGAGAAAACAGACGTTTACAACAACGTCTCCACAAGTTCAAATACGTCATCCGTATCTGCGACATTCAATGGATGGCTAGTCAAAAACAACATCGTTCGGAACTAAGAAATGGCAACTGAACACTCAACTGAAACGGTCGCGGCTGTGGTAACAAAGGTAGCTCCCCCTGCAACAGTGTCCCTTGCAAGCGTAGCTGGCTATCAGGTTAGCGAATTGGTTTTGTGGGCGACATTGATATACACAGTCTTGATGATTGGGCATAAGTGTTGGCAGATTGTCAAAGAAGTGAGAGACGAGTGATGTGCTTGACCCAATAACCATCGGCCTAGCAATCAAGGCAATGCAGGGTGCTTTTACTGGCATCCAGTATTGCATGGATGCTTTGTCCGATGGCAAGGTTCAAGTCCAGAAAATCAAGAAAGCAGCGGAAGATGCCCAAGCCATCGTAAAAGAGGTCAAGGGAATTTGGGGAATAATTCGTGAGTTGTTCGGAGCAGCTTCGCATAAAGAGCCTCCTGCTTCAAACATTCAAGTCAACGACACCAATGTCGCTGACACCACAAAAAGCATTACAAAAGCCAAGACCAAGGAAGTGTTCATCAAACACATTCCGACCGAGGCTGAGATTGTCCAACAGTTTGTTACCCACGTTGGCGACTTCTATCACCATCATCGTGAGCTGACTGAACTGTACGAAGCCAAGTCAGATGAGGTCTATTCAATGGATAGGCCAGACCCCCGCGACATCCTTCTCCTTTCCCAAATCAGGCATGAGCTTGATGGGGCATACATGAAGCTCAGTGGGATGATGCGCGGCGCTCATGTACCCCCGCAATTAGGCCCATTGTGGGACAATTTCCACAAAATATACGAGAACGCAAAAGACAAACAGGCCGCTAGACGGGAACGTGAACGTATCAGGAAACAGCAAGAGTCATGGCTACGCGAGGAGGAATATCTGGAAAGGATAGAACTAACAGCGGCAGTGTTCCTAACCTTGCTGTTCGTTCTGGAGCTGTGGGCCGTATGGATAAATTCATTTACAGACTGATTGTGGGGTTGACTTGTCTGATATTGGCAATCGTCCTCATAGTCACTCCAATCGTCACCAAGATGTTCATTGAGATGGATAGGCGCGACAAGCGTATGGCAGATCTGGAGAAAAGGTTACAGAAAAAGATAGAACAGTTTGAACAACCTGACAAACCGAAAGGCGAATGATGCTATCTTTATTTTCAACCCTTGGCGGCTTATTGCTGTCCATGTTTCCAAAGCTGATTGAGCTATTCCAAAGCAAAGCAGACCAAAAGCACGAAGCTGAACTAGCAAGAATCCAAACAGAACGTGAGCTTGCCCTAGCTGCCGCTGGCTTTACTGCCCAAGCCAAGGTGGAGGAAATGCGAACAGACCAAGTTTCCATCCAAGCTGACGCTGCTATGACTCAAGCCGCTTATTTGCATGAGGCAAAGGTGCTAGAAAGGGCTGCGCCGTGGGTTTCTACCTTTGTTGGTACTGTGCGCCCCATCGTCACCTATTTGTTCGTTCTAGAGCTTGTTTTTATCAATGCTGGTCTTGGCTACTATGTGTGGACACATCCAGACATGATTAAGAGCGTGGAAGACTTAGTGAAGGTCGGCAATGAGATTTTCAGCGAAGATGAAATGGCGATGCTTGGCGGCATCATCGGTTATTGGTTCGGCTCTCGCGGTAACAGCAAGAAATGATTACCAGCAACGAAGGCATTGAGCTGATGCACAAGTTTGAGGGCTATCGTGACAAGCCCTACCAGTGCAGCGCCGCCATGTGGACGATTGGGTGGGGTCATGTGATTTACCAAGACCAAATCAAATACCCTATTGTTCGCAAGGAAGGCTACACAGGGATGCTCAGACCCGAGTACCCCTTAAAACCAGAAGACAACAGAGTGTGGAGCAAAG